ACTGCACATATAATTGGTATACATGCTGCAGGCGCTAATTCAGGCAGGGGAGTGTTGCGCCAGTCTTTGTTTGCACCGATTACACACGGCCAGATTGTAGATGCTATTAAGCAACTGTTATTACTGCGGCCCTTGCCCGTAACCGTAGGCTTTTCGCCTGAGCAGGCAGATGGATCACTTGGATTCACACAAATGGGTGGGTATGTGCCGCTGAAGGATACAGTCCACGTGAAGTCAGCTGTAGCTGTAGTACACAGTAATCCTGAGGAAATAGTGTATGGGTCCACTTATGATCGCGATAGCGTGACTGCAACGGACACTAAGGTTGTTGATTCCTTGTTTCAAAAAGAAGCTATAGCCAGTGGGTTGCTGCCTGCAGTTACACATGCTCCGCCACCACATGCTCGGGGGAAGAAGGGCGAGTATCCCGCGCTGTTGAGGGCACGCGTTGCTAGGGAGAACTTGGCTAAGCCTGATGAGTATAAGGTAGCGACAATATCGGTGGACCAGCCAATGCGTGATTACATTGCCAAAGCGACTATTGAGCGAGGGTTGTTTCCGGAGGAAGCAGTTGAGTGGGCCATGAGAGAATACATTTCGCATGTGTTGCCAGCTCTTCAAGCGGACGATCCCCGTTTGTATCACCCATTGTCTGATGAGGAAGTAGTCAATGGCCGCAAAGCGTATGATGAGAATGGAGAAGAGATTAAATTGTATATGGAAGGCATGGATATGCAAACTTCAACAGGCTATCCGTTGAATACGCCAAAGCGAGAAGTTGCGTCTCGAAGCTCTGGGAAGTGGGAGTTTGACCCTGAGTTATGGCAGAAAGTTTTGGACGAAGAGGAGAAGATTTCATTATCCCAACACAATGTGTCAGTGTTTAAGGCGTGCTTGAAAGATGAGCCCGTGAAAGTGTCCAAAGAGAAGACGCGGGTTTTTGCGGTTGGCCCTATGTCTTTAGCTGTTCCGCTGCGACGACATTTTCTTCCGTTGATTGCAGGTTTGTCTCGGCATCGACTCGTGTCGGGCGTTGCTGTTGGTTTGGACGCGACGGGGCATGATTGGGACGATCTTGTTCGACACATGGCTGAATTTGGCGACAACAATCTTTGTGCTGACTTTGCTGATTTTGACGTGTCTATGAGTCGACAAATGTCTGCAGCCGCATTGGAAGTGATTATTCGTATGTTGCGCGAGATTTTACCAGCAGAGATGCATCAAGATGAAGTTTGGGCCGCGTGTGCTGGGCAAATAGCATCACCCGTGGTTTTGGTTGATGGTGTGGCAGTTCAGTTACATGGCACCAATCCTAGCGGACAAACTATGACTTCTGCATTAAATAGTGTGGTGAATGCGCTGTATCACCGTATCGCATTTTATATGTTATACAGAGAACTTGTAGATGCTAAAGGACCTGTCCCGAAGTTTGCTGATTGTGTTAAAGAGACTTATTATGGGGATGACGTATGGTTGAACGTTTCTCCTAGAGTGTCTAAGTGGTATACACCTCGCAATATAGCATCAAAGTTCAGCGATGCCAAGATTCGTTATACTGCGCCCGATAAGGGCGAGTTGGGTGACGATTTTTATCCGATGGATGAAGTTGAGTTTTTGAAGCGTACACCTGAGTGGGTTTTGATTCCGTCATTGGCTAAATATATGTGGGTAGGTAAATTGGCGGAGTCTTCCATTCACAAGACGTTGTGTTGTCAAACTATGTCTACCAACGTTTCATTGGCAGAACAAGCAGGGCAAGCAGGATTTTCTTTGTTGTTGAATAGGTTACATTGGCCCGACGAATATGCGGCCATTCAGAGAG